TCGACTATGCGTCCTCACGAACTGACTTCCTGGTTGATGCGATGGGCATTGAAAACAAGCAAGCGATACAGGACACCATCGCTACCTCGATCAAGGAAGGATGGGGGTCCGAGAAGACAGCGCGAAAGATTCGCGGCAGTATCGGGTTGACCGAGCAACACACGACCGCCATCTCACACGAAGAAGAGCGACGCCTGAAGAAAGCGGCAAAGCGTCGCGGTGTGACGATTGATGAACTGAATGAGCAGTATCCGAACGACGTGGTGAAGATTGAAGGACAGATGGCTCGCTTCACGGCGAAGCGGTATCACATGCGAGCCAAGCTCATCGCTCGCACCGAGTTGGCAACGGCGGCGAATCGTGGGCAAAACATCGTGTGGGAGAAAGCCATCGAGTCGAACGTGCTGCGGCGTGACGAGGTAAGACGGCAGTGGGTGACAGCGGGGTTCGATGTGGACGCCATCTGTCAAGACCTGGAAGGAACCTTCACGAGCTTCGATGGTGGCGCGACGTTCGATGGAGGATACGTCGAACCACCGGCTCATCCGAATTGTCGATGCACGTTGATTCTCGTTGAAGTGCCACGCAAGAAGGCAGTCAAAAAAAAGACAGCCACATCAAAGCGAACCGCCAAGCCCAAAGCGAAAGGAAAGTCCACGCGTGGTCGAGCATCCGCTAAACGCTAAGTATGAGATCGGTGACGCGGCGAAAGGCGAACTCACGGTCACGCCACGCCGGTCACGTCTGGCGATTGTGGGCGGCATGCCACTTCGCCACGCCATTCCGTTCGATGATCCTGATCTCGAAGTTTGGTCGTGCAATCTGGTGCTGTGCTTAGACCAGCAGAATCAACTCAGAGCAGACAGATGGTTCGAGCTGCATCCGATGTCTGTCCAGAACGAGAACGACATGGAGTGGATACACGAGAACCCTCGACCGCTCTACACGCTCGACTATGAGCCGTCATTGCCGAAGTCGTTGCGGTTTCCGATGGAAGCCATCGACTCGCTTGGTTATGCGAATTACTTCTCATGCACGTTTGCGTATCAGATCGCCCTGGCTATCGTTGAGGGCTTTGAGGAGATTGGCCTCTATGGTGTGGACTTGGTCTACGGCAGCGACCGAGAGCGAGAAGTGGAGCTTCCCTCTGTCACCTACTGGCTTGGATTGTTTCAAGGTCGTGGTGGCCGACTGGCCTTCCCTGAGCATAGCTCGACCCTGCATCACCGCTACCGCTACGGCTATGACTACTGGAACGAGAAACGCTGGACCGAGCAACGAGTCAGGAACCTAAACCTCGACCGCGCTGATCACATGAGCCAGGTGGAGCAGCTTCTCTCCTGATGCCGATCAGGATTATTCGACACCGTTGGATGTTTCCTATGCAGTCGTGTCGCGTGTATGACGGTGACACGCTCATGGAACTCACGGTCGATCTCGGCTTCAATGCGACGCTCACCATCACCGGTCGACTCTACGGCATAGACACGCCAGAAGTGCGCGGCCCTGAGCGGCAGCAAGGATTAGAAGCACGAGACTGGCTACGAGTAAAGATTAACAAGGCCGAGCAGGTTCTGATTGAAACGCGCCCACCCACCGAAAAGGCTCAAGGAAAGTTCGGTCGATGGCTGATCACGATCTGGGCTGATGGCGTGAACCTGAACGACTCGATGGTTGAAGCGCAGATCGCTAAACGTGTCACGTATTAACAGCAGGAGAACAGTGATCCATCGATCCACGTCGATTGCTCGTGCGATTGAGACCGAGCTACAACGCTGGCAACCGTTCATCGACGCCTCCACTGACTTGCGGCAGGTTCACATCTCGGTGCGTCTTCGCCCTGGGTCATGCGATACGCGGTCCGTGGTTGTCGGTATGGAACACGAACGATCTACATCGTCAAAAAACGATCACGATTGAATTATTGACACCCGTCGTTCTTTCTGGCAAGCTACTGGCTGACATCTAATTCCGCTGTTTCCGCGCCAGGATGAGGTTCGCGGTAGAAGCTGACACACGTCAGTCTCTACCGCTTTTTTTATGCCTAACTCTATGCAGACTTCAGACACGTCTCCGGTTCTTGAGTTGTCGACATGGAAGCAACAGATTCGCAACGGCGAAGACAGCACGGACGCCATCGTCAGGAAGCAGTCCGTGGCTGTGACAGAAGACCTCGGCAATCGGCAGATCAAGTTCACGATCTCGACGAGCGGCGTCGACAGAGAGAATGACCGACTGAGCGCCGACGGCTGGTCGTTGAAGTCGTATCGGAAGAACCCTGTCGTCATGTTCGCCCACGATTACAAGCAACTGCCGGTGGCACGAGCCGTGTCAATCACACAGAAAGATGGCAACTTGATCTCGACGGCTGAGTTCGCCACGGCTGACTTGAATCCGTTTGCCGATACGGTCTACCGGATGATCAAGGGCGGCTTCCTGAACGCCGTCTCTGTCGGGTTCCGACCGCAGAAATTCAAGTCTGCTGAGCGAGACAATGGGCAGCAGGGCTTCGACTTCGAGGAACAAGAACTGCTTGAATATAGCGTCGTTCCCATTCCGGCCAACCCTGACGCGTTAGTGGCCGCAGCCAAGCACGGAATCGATCTGGACCCGATCACAGGTTGGGCGAAGTCCTGGATGACTGATATTGACTCTGCACCGACGAAGGGCATGGTGCCGAGCAATCCTTCGGACTACGGGCTGGCACCGATGAACGAGGAATGGAGCCGACCTTCGTTGCGAGACTTTACGTCGGACTCATGGGATGCAGTCGACGCCGATAAACGTCGAGCGATTGCGAAGCACTTCACCTATGCCGTCGATATGCCGCCTGCGAATTACGGCGATCTCAAGCTCCCACACCATCGAGCCAAGGGTGCAGACGTGGTCTTCAGAGGCATTGCAGCGGCAGCAGGACGCCTCGACCAGACCGACTTCACGGCTGACGACTTCGGAAAGATTCGCGCCCACCTTGCCAATCACTACAAAGAATTTGATCGCGTGGCTCCGTGGGAGCGTGCGTCTGATTCGTGGGAGAAGTTCACACGAAGCCGTGACGCGATGCAGGCCGATGAGGTAAGCGATCACGAACTTGGCGGTCTGTTGCGTGCGTACGGATTCACAGACGAAGCGAATGCGCTACTGGAAACAGGTAGCGACGCAGAAGAGACTGAGCGACTATCGCTTGCTGAAGAGGAAATCCAAGTCGCTCAACTTGAAAGCCTTGCGACGGAGATTCGAGATATGAGCAGCGAGATTGTAGAGAAGAAGGAACTAGAGTCGGATCAGTTGAACGACTTCCTCGATGTCATTAGAAAAGAGATGAACGCGATCAAGGTCGCCGTCCGAGAGACGATCAAGAACGTCGACCGGTTTCAGAACACCTTCCAGTATGTCGAAAACTCTGGTCTATACACAGATCGAGACAAGCCGAAGAAGTCGCTCTCGTTCGATGTCTCTCCCGATGAGCTGACCGTCGACGGCCCACAGGATGTGACCGAGAGCGAAGAGTTCATTGATCTGATTGAAGAAGAACCAGATGGACGGCTCGACATCGATCCGTCCGTATTGAAAGATGCCCTCGTCGATGCGACGAAGGATACCGTGGCACAAGTGGTGAATGAAGAAGTTCGGGCAATGGTCAACAGGGTGTCTGGTCGCGTTGACTGAGTTATTCAAACCAAGAGGTGAATGAAGATGCGATTGACTAGAGATGAGCTAACCGACCACATCAAAGAGCAGGTCGTTCCTCAGATTAAGGAATTCTGTGATAGCAATGTGGCCGAGCTAGTACGTGACAACATTGAGAAGGCTGTTGCTCCCATCCGAGAACGGACTGAGGCGCTCACAACGCAGGCCATCTCACACTCCAACAGTTCCACACAGCGGAAACGCGAAAAGGGTGAAGCCCTCGGTCGCTGCATTCGTGCGACGGCATGGGCCAAGCTCAACGACGCTGGCGTGGATGGAGCCATTGCTCAACTCAAGCGGTGGGGTGATGACGATCTTGCTGACAAGTGGCAAGAGGCACGCACGAAGGCGCTCTCTGCTGGCGATGCTGCAAGCGGAGGCTTCCTGGTGCCAGAGGAGTTCAGTAGCGAGCTAATCGAACTTCTCCGCGCACGGTCTGTCGTGCGGTCAATGGGCGCAACGACGATCTCCATTTCTGGCTCAGGGACGTTGAACATCCCGAGGCTGACAAGCGGATCGAGTGCGGCCTACATTGGCGAGAACACCAACATTGGGCAGAGTGAGCAGGTCTTCGGAAACCTGAAGCTCTCGTTCAAGAAGCTGGCAGTCTTGACGCCGATCAGCAATGACCTTATCCGCTACAGTTCGCCTGGAGCTGATCAGGTTGTGCGCACCGACCTTGTCGAAGCGATGCGCGTCAAAGAAGATCAGAAGTTCATTCGAGGCGACGGCACTGACGGCGCACCGCGTGGCCTCCTGAGCTGGTGTCCAGGTGGGAATAAGATTGCCGCTGATGCGACAGTCAACCTATCGAACACGTTCCAAGACCTCGGCAAGTTGGTCCTCGCGCTTCAAGAAGGTAACGTGCCGATGACGAGTCCTGGCTGGTTGTTTGCTCCACGCACGGAGCAGATGCTGATGACCTCGTTGAACGCGAATGGCGTTCCGGCCTTCAGAGATGAAATGAGCAACGGTCAACTCTGGGGCTTCCCGTTTGCCTCGAT